GCCAGCGCGTCGGCTTGCTCCTTCACCAACTGCACCTGCGCCTTCCAGTACGGTTGCAGGTCGAGGAGCTTCTGCGTCAGTTCGCGATAGCGGTCGAGCGAGATGCCCCCGCGATTCCATTCATCAGTCAGCGCCTTGAAATCCGTCGCCCAATCGCTCGCGAAGCCGGACTCATTGACGTTGATTTTTTCAAGGACAGCATTGAAACGAGTGACAGTATCGATCGCTTTTTGCGTAGCCGACGTCGTCGCAGTCATTTTGATCAGCGCATCCTGCTGCGACTTGCTGAACGTTTTCCACACCTCCGACGCTTGCAGCTTGGCCAGCCCCTGCTGCGCCGCCGTCAACTTGTCGGTACCGTTCTCGAGTGCGGCGAGTGCAGCGTCGGCGGCGGCGGCTTCCTGCCGCATGCTTTGCAGCGCCTTGGTGAATTCATCGAGCTTGTTCTTGTCGTCGCCCAAGCCTTTCGCATTGAGCGAGGTCGGCGTGCGGATGACGTTCGCGTTGGTGCCATAGCGCAGGTCGCGCACGTCCGACGTGTCGACGCCTTGCAGCTTGGTGAAAATCGTCTGGTCGCGAATCGCCGTGTAAATCTTCAGCTTCTTGGCCGTCTCGTCCAGCGTCGCATTCAGCGCTTTCAGGTGCTCGTCCGCACTGATCGCGCCGAACATATCGGTCGCGGTCGGCTGGCTGGCCAACTCGATTTGCTTTTTCGTTTCGGTGACGGTGGTGCCCAGATCGGTGATCCGCTCGACCACCTTGTCACCCGACACCGTGGCAATCGCGAGCGACTGCCAGAACCCCGCGCCGGCGTCGCGCGCGGCGAGAAATCCCAGCGCCATCTGCGACAGCGTGGGAATCAGCGCATTCGCAAACGACATGCGCATTTCCTCGCCGCCCAATTTGATCAGCGCGAATTGATCCTGCAACCGGTCTGCTGCTTCGGCCTGTTCATTGGTGACGCGGGTGACGAGTTCGGTCTGCTGGCCGAGTTCCTTCATGAAGTTCGCCACGCCGGCCTCGCCCTTGCCGAGCACGGCCTGCATCACGGCGACCTTGTTCCCGTCGTCGGCGTACTTGTTCGCCGCCTTCGACAGTTCGAACATGCCCTGCACGGGGTCCTTCAGGAACCGCGCTGCATCGCTCGCGTTGAAGCCCAGCCGCTTGAACGCTTCGGCGGCCTTCCCTTCGCCGGTTTGAATCTCGACTAGGTTCTTCGAAAATTTCCCCGACGCCTGCGCGACCTCATCGAGCGACGTGCCCGACAGGCGCGCGGCCGGAATGAGCGATGACATTTTCTCGGCCGTCGTGCCGGCCTTTTCGCCCAAGTCTTTCAGGTGCGCCTGCGCATCGATCGCGCCCTCGATCATCGACGTGAACTGATGCGCCCCGAAGCCGGCAATCGTCAGCCCGGCGAGCGCCTTGAACGAGCCAGTGATCGAGCTAATCTTCTCGTTGACCCCGCGCACCTCGGCGGCGACGTTGCTGCCGAAGCGCTGCACCATCGACGTCGCTGCCGACAGCCCGGTTTGCAGCGACGCGATGTTGGTCGCGATGTTGATGATCAGATCGCCGACGCTAAGCGCCATTGCTGTGCTCCTTCGCCGCCGTCCGCCGCGACATCGCATCGAGCCATGCGACCGTGGCCGGCGAAATCGTAGCACCACGTACGCGCGTCTCGGGCTCCGGTTCCGGCTCGTCCCGCTTGAACAACAGGAAGTCGTCCAGCTTCACCGGATCGGGATGCTTAACCCGGTCACGCTGAAGCTCGGCGAGCGTCTGGCAAATCCGCGCCATGCGCAAATCCGCGCGATGCTCCCCCCATGGATCGGTGTGCCACTTCAACCGCCAGAACAACAACTCTCGCCACGGCATCTCGGCCCGCAAGCGATGCACGGTCATGCCGAGATGAGCAGCGAGGTCCATGATGAAATGCTCGTCTGGCGTCAGCCTTTTTTTGCGGCTAGTTCATCCAAGCCCAGCGCGGTATTCAGCGCGGCGTTGATCTTCAACGCGAGCGGCACCAGATTCTTTTTGCTCAGCAGCTTGTCAACCCACTCGGCCGTGACCGGCTTCTGATCTTCATCGAGCAGCAGCTTGACAAACGTGCGCTTCATGTTGGCGTCCATATCCTGCGACGACCGCCGGAACGCGCCGGAAAATTCCTTGATGGAGGTCGGCTCGACAAAAAACTGCATCGTCCGCCCTTGATGCTCGACCGAGAACTCGATCGGCTCCTCGCTGAAACCGTCTAGATCATGTGCCATTGCAACTCCCTCGGGGAAATGCAGCGATCCCCGAGGGAATCACTGCGGGTTTAAGCCGCCTGCTGCTGCGGGTGCGCGGCTGCGTGCGCCGCCGCTTCCTTCATCCGCTGCGACGCTTCCTTCATCCGCTCCGACCGCTGCTGCTCGGCCGCCTTGCGTGCTGCCGTGTCATCCTCCCGCTGCTTGCGTCGCGCCGCCCACAGCGCGCCTTCGGTTGTGATATCAGCCGCGTCGACGTCCGGCGTACGGGTCATGCCGCCGCTGGTTTTCAACGTGATTTGCAGCGTCTGCTTGTCGTCCACCTTCGCGCCGAACACGCAACCGTTGACCGACGCGAGGAAGTCGTACTGCACGTACGTATCCCCGGTCGAGTCGGTCGGCAGCGCCAGCCGGAACGGCTCGGGGTCCGTGTGCATCGAGAACATATCGAACAGCTTGACCTGCTCGGCGCCATCGGTGTAATTCAGGTCGAGCGTTAGCTGACCGTAGTCCGCGAGCCCCGGTATGTTCTCCTTGCCGGTCGACCGCAGATCGGTCGTGTCGATGGTTGCCGCCGTCCCATTCGGGCCGCTGACATTGGTGACCGCTTCGACGTCGATAAACGTCGTCAGCGTCTGATGCAAAATCCGAGTGCCTTGTGCCCCACGTCCAGCCATGATCGCCTCTCCGGTTGACCACTATCGGGGAGGCATCAGTGCGTGCCCGAACGAATCCAACAGGACAACAACGGCGTGCCGGCAGGGCCGGGAAGCTATTGCTGCACATGCTCAGTTCCTTTCGTTGACGGCGCCGCCGCAATCTCCGACGCCTTGCTGCGAACCCAATCCTTTGCTGCATCCGCTACAAAATCAAGCGCGCGCAGCAACCGCTCGTCCTCGGCCGTCTGCTGCTGCGTCACCGACCACTGCTTGAACGCCGCCAGCGCGGTATGAAACCCGCGCACGCACGCCTGCGCAAACGCGAGGTCGCCGTAGGTCATTGCGTAAACCACACCCGGAACTCAAGCGACGCGCGGAACAGGTTGGCATCGTCGTCGTACCCGGGCGCCCCGCTGACATCGATCGCGCCCACGCTGAACTGCTTGTAAGCCAGCATCTGCGCCCGCGCGAGTTCCATGTAATCGTCGGTACCGCGCCGCGTCTTGCCCCACGCATCGATCTGCATGACGCGCCAGCGCAGCGACGCTTCGCCGCGCAAGTCCAGATCGTCGTTACCCGTAATGGTGGAAATAACGAGCATCGGCAGGACATAGCCGGGCGGTTCATTCGTCACCCCTTTGGATGGCAGCTTCTCCTGATGCGCACGCAATCCGTCCAGCGCCGCGAACACATGCTCGGCGATATTCACGTTGCTTTTTTCGCCGCCAGCCTGACGGCTTTCTCCATGCGCTTTTGCGCCGCCTCGACCGCCGCGCCAGCATTCTTTTCGAACGCCGGGCGCATGAACGGGGCGGCACTCATCCGCGACGTGCCGTACTCGATGAAGCGGCCATAGGTTTTCGGCCCGGCGATCGCGTGATACTTGCCGACCGCGCCTTTCTTGCGATTCTTGGCGGTATCGCCGCGCCGCGCGACCAGCGTGACCTTCGGCTTGTTGCGCACCGTAACCGAATGCCGCACTTCGGTTTCCGCCGGCGAGCGCCGCTTCACCGTGATGATCTGCGACTTGAGGAAGCCCGAGCGCACCGGCGCGGTGTCCTGCACCGCGTCGTAATAGACCTTCGCCGCCGCGAAGTTCGTCACCCGCAGGCCGTTCTTCGCGACCTTCGGGCCGAACTCGCGCAGCGTGCGCTCGAGTTCCTGCAAGCCTTCCAGTTTCATCGTCAGCATTATTTGGTTTCCGAGATGCCGGTTTCGCACAGCAGGATCATGGTCGCGTGGCGCAACTCCACGTCGTCGCAATTCAGGATGTTGTAGTACAGCCCGTCGTGGACCACGCGCATCTGCTCGTTGACCCCGGCCAGATAGCGGATGACGATTTCATTGTCGGACGCGGCGAACTGCTGCTGCGCAAGGAACAACTCGCGCCCGCGCAGCGTGCGGATCGACGCCCACGTAAAGCCATAGTGCGAATACACCTTGATGTCATCGCCCGCCTCGTCTTGAACGAGCACGTAGTCCTCAATCTCCACGTAGTGGCGCAGGCGGCCGGCGTCCATCGCATCAGGCGTAAGTCAGGTTGCCCCACGAATCGAGCAGGTACAGCGGCAGGAATGCCGCTGACTGTGACCCGATCGACCCGCCGGAATTCGACAACTCGCGCACCTCGTAGAACGCGCTCGCCGCGACGAGGATGAATTGCTGCAAGTCCGGTGGCATCTCGGCGAACGTGTCCCAGCCGGTCGACGCAGTGAGCGTCGCGCCCGTAACCGCCGCCCCCGGCACCAATTCGAAGCCCCACGTCTTGGGGTCCGGCGAGCCGACCGTCTGATAGTCGGTGACCGGCCCGGCGCCGTTGGTCATCACGACTGCCGACGCGCGGCCATGCCGTGCCACGAACGACTCGCTGAAGTTGCCGCTCCACTGGCGCTCGGTCGGGAACACATCGCGCAGCAAGTAATTCTCGGCGGCGCCGATCGCTGCCGCGACATACACCGACAACAGCGCGTCCTCGCTGGTATCGTCGGGCCGCAGCCGCGCATGCTGCTTGAACAGCGGCAGGATTTCCTCGACCAGCGCGTCGCGTTCCTGCGTGAAGCCGACCAGCGTCATCATTGCCCGGGCTCCAACATCACCGCCCACTCGGTCGCGGGTGCGCCGCCGGGGATCGGTGGCGGTGCGGTGGTAGTGCGCCGGCACAGCAGCACGCGCCCCATGTGGCGCACGACATCGTTCAGCCGATAGGTGTCGCCCTCGGTGTACGCGCCGCGCCAGTTCATCCCGACGCCGTTGACGCCATCGCGCGCGCGCTTCAATGCCATGCGCCACGACGCCGATGCACCATCGGTACCCGGCACCATCCCCTGCGACGGCGCAATCGCCGCCCATAGCGTGCCGTCATGCGTGACCCAATCGCCGGGCTGGTAGTCGGCCTTCGCGTCGAACACCTCGCGATAGCGGAACCCCTCGCCGACCGGCCCGCGCAAATTCGGGTCCGCGCGCAACTGCTCAAACGCGGCGCCCATGCTGAGCGCCGCTTCCTTCGCCGTCGCCCGGATCATCTCGATCGCGCGCTCCTCGAGTGCGGCCAGCCGCTTGTCGATGCGCTCATCCAGCGCGGCATCGCGCGCGCGCAACTCGGCCGCCAGCAACGCGCGCAACTCGGCATCGAGCGCCACCTGCGAATCGCGCAACTGCGCGAAGTCGGTCGCGGCGTCCTTCGCCACGGCCTGCACCGAATCGGCGACTCGCGCGAGCAAGTCATCGGCGAACTTGGTCAGGCCGGCCTGCGCATCCTTCAGGGCCGCCTGCATAGTGGCCAGCCCGCGCTCAGCGCGGGCAGCGGTCTCGCCCTCGGCGACCACGACTTCGTGCACCCGGATCAAGTCGGCGGCGACGTCCGTGCGCACCTGCGCGACTTCGCCGCGCAGCCGCTCCTCGGCCGGCGCCAGCAGCGCTGCAACGCGGGCATCCAGCCCCGCTGCGAGCCCGTCAACCGCCACGGCAGCGCGCCCGGCTACTGCCCCAGCTTGCTCGACTGCTGCGACGCGCTGAGCGGCTTCCTC